GTACTAGGATCATATGCACCAGTTGTCTGCCTAAGTAAATCTTCTGACTCACTCAAACGACCAAATAAATCGCCTCTGCCAGTTTGTAATGCACCCAAGCCAGATTGATAGGCACTTTCTGCACCTGTCAAAAATCTATCTTGGATTCCAGCTTGGTTTCTAGCCATTTCCATGGCTCTTTCTTGATCTGTATTAAATCCAGCAACTGTCTGGTCAGCAACTCTAGGTGTGCCATCTGGATTAAAAAATGTGCTTTCAGCTGCTTGCATAGCACCGGGGATAAATCCACCTTTGCCATCTAAACCAAATAGCATTTGTTTAGTAGTTGCGTCTAAGCCAGTTTCATTCCTTTGTATTGAGCTGATGTAATTTGGATCAGCTACATTACCAGCACCAGTGTAAGGTGGTTTTACCATCATATCTGTAATTGGTTGTCCGCTACCTTGTTGTGGTTGAACGCTGAAAGATCCATCTGGGTTTTGCATCAAATTCGGTGGTTTACTATCGTCAGTCAATGTAACTTGTGGCATTGGTTGAGGTCCAATTCGATTTAGACTACCCATTTGTGGTGGACTTGGCATACCCATGCCTACTTGTGGATTAACATTATTGATTGGCATATCATTGCCTACAACTGGGCGCGTTACTGGATTCATTACTCCACTAAACATACCACCACCGCCACCAGCTCTACCACCGCCAACTACTGGCTGTGGCATTCTACCACCAGCTAATCTAAAATTTGCAGCATCAATACTTGCAACGCCAGTTGGTGATGGTAAGTTTAAATTTGCATAGGGATCGTAAAAACCTTGTTGCGTATCAACATCACCGCCAGCGTCAAACCTTCTAGGCATCATCATATTATAATTCATGCTTGCTCCTGTGATGGCATTGCTTGTCCAGCAAACGCATCCATCATGCTATACATTAAATTAGTACCACGCTCTCTATCCTCATCTAACGATGGAATTAAAGTCATTATACCACCTTCTCCAGCTTGCATTTCATATTTGCCAGCACCTCTTACAGCTTGTCCTGTCATAACAAATTCGCCATCAGAAAGCATAGCTGGTATTTCATCACTGGTTTCTGTGCCTTCACCATTAATATTGCCATTCATCCTAGCAAAATCTTCCATAGCGACATTGCCACCTTCAGCATATGCCATTGGTATCATTGGTCTACCACCCATGTTGTAACCCATTGGCATCATTGTCTGACCGCCCATGTTGTAATCCATTGGCATGACTTGACCGCCCATGTTGAACCCCATACGATCAACAACTTCAGGTGCTACTTGAGCAAGTGCTGCTAAACCTTTGTTTGGATAAGGTGAACCACCGCCCGCATAATTCATTACTTCACCACCATATCTAGCTTGCATTGGTTTGCCACCACTCAACTCAGGAAAAGTATTAGCTGGTAATAAACCAAATTCAGTAGGATTAGGTGCTTGTTGACCCATCCTTCTAGCAATCTCAGCTTCTATGTTGTATCTACCTGTGGCATCCATACTGGTTAATGGTGTCATCTGCACACCTTTATCTTTCTTAACTTCATCATAGGCTAGTTTGCCTAATGTTCCAGCCAAAGCACCAGCTCCAGCTAGACCAGCTAAACCGCCTAGACCGCCTGTTCCTGTTCCTGTTCCTGTGCCTAACAAATTACTTAAAAATGAACCTTTAGATGTTCCTGTCGTTGTTCCTTGTTGTATTGGAGTTCCACCAGCATTTGCCATTAAATTACCAGTTGCTGGGTTCATTGAATACCCAGCATCAATTAATTGTTGGTCAGTGTAAACATTTCCAGCTTGATCTTCATATCCCATGATATTACCAGCTGCATCTGTTTTTGCTTCTATGCCACCAGCCATTCCTTCTGTGCCAAATAAATTGCCTTGTAAGCCTTTAGTTAAAGATTGTATTCCAGATCCTGATCTAGCAAGTAATTGAGATGGATTAGTAATACCTGTTGGCAATCCTTCTCCTGTAATTTTATTTACCCAAGTACCACTGCCTACACCGCCAGCTTCAACATAATCATCTGGACTTTGAGATTTGAATAAATTGCTTATAGATCCAATAGGATTTGAAACTAAACCGCTTATTCCTTTTCCAATAGCACCGGGTGTTTGTTTAAAAGCCTCTCCCAACCCTGATAAAAACCCGCCAGAACCACCAGCTGCTGTTGATAAACCTTTTATTCCAGCAATAGAATCTTTGATTGATGGTCCTACAGCTAAAGGTCCAGCCACTGATAGTAATGCTAATGGGTTTGCATCACCTCTGACTACATCTCTGACAGTAGCTGCTTTTGAAATCAGAGCTGCTGGAGCCATCCAAGGACCGGGTATGAATTGAGCAACTTTGGCTATTGGTGTAACAACTTTTTTAAGGAACTTACCTACTTTTTTCAAGAAGCCAAATTCTTGTGCGCCTGTATCTAGGCTTATTATACCTCTAGGATCATCTACTATTCCATGCGGTAAAGGTATATTAAATTCTTTAAATTTAGCTTCTACTGCTGATTCAAAAACTGGATCTTCCATAAATTCTGGAGCAAGAACAACCTCACCGGGTTCAAGATGAGCTATTACTGTATCATCACCAGTACCCATAGCAGCTAACTGTTGTGTCAATTCAAAATTAGGTGCTTGACTTTGTTTTTCTAATTTTTTAATTTGTGCTAATGCTATCTCTCTTTCTTCAGCAGTAAATGGCGTACCACTTTCAGTTTCAGCCTGTTGCAAGAGTTGCATTTCTGAATCAGAAATGACTCCTGTACCAACTGCTGGAATAGTTGGTGATAGCATATTCATTTCTTGATCAGAGATAGCACCTTTGGTTGGAGCAGTCATATCACCTGTAAATCCAGCTATTCTTTTTTGTAATTCTTCGCTTATTGCCATATTAAGTTATCGTTACTGTAACGCTCCCTACTGATGTGGTGACACCCAAACCTGATGGGTAAGTTTGATGTTCATACAAATTTCTAAATATAGTACCATCAAACGCTTGATGTATCTCATTTGTAGTATTAAATATTATTGAGCCAGTTGCAAATTGAAGTTCACTGATTTTAGTTGCATTGAAGCTAGGTGTTTTGTCTGGATCAATTGCACTTAAATTTATTTCTAGTATTCTAACCAAGCGATTAAACATTTCTGGCGTAAGCTCACTGCCTTGAGCCAATGGCAATCTGGTTTCTAAGAGCTTACTCACGCACCTCGCCTACCACTATTGGTAATATCCATTCTAGTTGCGCCTAAACGCCACTTATAATTCTTACGATCTCCTACATTATTATCATCATCAGATTCAAATCTAAGCACAAATTGCCTACCCCTTGCGCGCACAAAACTTTGCGTAGTAGTAGCTGTCACTTGATTGGTTGAATTAGTGCTAAGTGTTGAGCCATTAAAATCACGTTGCTTTAAGACAATATTAACTGCACCAGTTTGGCTGGTATTTAATTCATTGATAAACTTGATGTCAGGTATGATGCGTTTAATGAAAGCTAAATTATCACCTTCACCAAAATCAAAGTCAGCTGATTGCACAAAAACATTATCCATTGGTTCATTGTCTGCGTTAAATCCAGATTCATGGTCATATAAATAATAATCAGTGCCATCAATCCCTGTAGCTTGTGGTTTATTCTGAACGCCAGTGTCTAGCCAAGCGTAACGTATTAGAGAACCAATGCTCCATAAATTTTCTTCGTAGTTGTAAATTGCATACCTAGAAATTTCTTGAGTATCATCCTCTAAAGATGGATAGAAGAACCATACTTCTGAAAATTCACTATTAAGTGCTACATGGCACTTGAAGGCTTGACCCAAATCTAAATCTTCAAAAACATATTCTTGTACAGTAGATTGTAATTTTTGGACTGCGCCATTGTAATAATAAAAGCCAGTTTTAGACATAAAGAATACGCCTTTGGCTGTATTGACCGCAGCTTTTGGTCCTATTAATCCAGCTCCTTCATTAATTAAATTGACAGAAAAAGTCAGTGGTGGTCCTATAAAATTCATGCTGTAAATTGAATTGTCAGTCCAAATAAGAATCTCTTGTCTGGCTTTTAATCCAGCTACTATCTGTGAACCGCTTGATAAACGTAACGATCCAGCAGTGTTGGTTTTTAGTGATTCCCATTCTGTCGCAGATTCTTGGTCACTAAAAGCAATTAACATTGGGTCAACACTACCTGTGCGTGAACCGCTTGATAAAGGATCAGCTCCTAAAACAATTAAATGTCTGTCAGTTTCAGAAGTAATTACCTGTAAACCAACAGTTGGCGCTAAGTTTGCACCTGATAAAGCAGTCAATGCTACTGCTCTGGTATTTAGATTATTGTTTTCAGTCCAATAAAAAAGTCCACCACCACGCACATTCATAACTAAATCTTCGCCAAAGTTATCATGGCTCCACAATCTTAGTTGATTGCTTGCAGAAAGACTGCTGGATGAGCCAAATGTACTAGAACCCCAAGTAGATACACCCCATCCTGTTCCTTCAACATAATTATCTAAGCCAATATTGACTTGATAAGCGCCATCAACGCCTGAACCGCCATTGCCTGAATCAGATGCATTTGCTGTAACTGTGTCTCCTGACGTATCTTTGGCAACAAAAGTGTATGTATCTACACTAGGAACACTGGCTATTTCATATTCTTGGTTTAAAACAGCAGCAGTAACTACGCCACCTAAACTAGCAGCGCCAGCCAAAGTAACAAAATCACCTGTGACAGCGCCATGATCATCATCTGTTGCAGTAATAGTTGAAGAACCATTAGTAGCAGCGAATAAAATGCCATTAGTAGTGGTAGCTCTAATAGGCGTTATATCATTATAAGAACCACCAGATTCTATGTAATATTTTACTGTGGTTCCTAGACCCAAGTAGCGTGTGCCAGCTAATGAAACCCATTGATGTAAAGCTCTAGCTTTGCCTAGTAATGTATTAGTATTGGATTTAAGCCAACCGCCAATTTTTTCTACGCGATTCTTGCGGAAACGCACAAGGTTAGCATCTACCCAACCGCCTTCATTGGAATAATCAGTTTCTTCCTTGTTTATTCCAGCTCGAAAATCTAATTTAGCAAAACTCATTAGTAAACTCTCTCTTTTTTAAAAGTTTACCATAACCTAAGCTAATCTGATAATAGCTCCAGTTGCTGTGGCAGATGGGAACACTACTGTAAAGTCTCCCGCTGTACTGGTTTTATTCCCGCCAAAGTCAATTGCACAAAGAGCTTTGTTGCCATTTGTACTGTTGTACAAAAGACACCCTCTGGCTGTGACAGTAGCTGTGGAAAAAACTTCATCTGCAAAATCACATACTGCTGTTGTTCCAGATAAAGCTGGGGTGACGTTAGTCAATGCTTGTCCAGCTGCTGAGTAATTCGTACCACTTGATTCACCAGTAGTAACATAAACAGTGCTTGCTGCGCCTAATGTTGCTGAGGAAGTATAGAGAGCCAATTTAATACTGTCTGACCCTTGGGTTAAATTGTGACCTTCAACAAGTAGCTGCTGCTTAAAACTTGAACAAATAGCCGAGGTGATAGCGATGGTCCTTCTCCTTACTTTAGTTGTTTAATTATATCTGCCATGTCCTGATGCCCTTGGCTACTTAGTAAACCCCTTATGGTTACTCTATCAGAGCCAATTGCATTCTTCATTGACATTAATATTACCTGATAAACAACCTTTTGGAAAGCATGAGCTTGTTGGCGAACATGTTCTGGCGCATTTTCACTAATATCGCATATCTTTTCAGTGGCTCTTTCAGCCCAAAATTCAGGTGAATGACCACAATTATCAGTAGTAGAAACCATCACCTTACCTAATTGTATAAAACTTTCTGACATGTTTATCCTTTATATGGCTCTGGTGGTTTTTCTTCTTTATACAACTCTAAATTATGTTTTTTTAATTCAGCGTCAATTTCACCTATAGGTTTGATAATCCATTTGCCTTCATGCGGTACAGCAACTAATGGTTTATCTAATCTATGATAGCCATAAAGTCTTTCTGCTGGCGGTACATCTGCGTCTAATACAGTTGACCTTGGCGAAACGCCTACAGTTATGTTGTTTTCCATCATTTTGCATAGCCAAAATTCTACACAAGCTCTACCAGCCTCAGCAAAATGTAAGTCATTCCTGTAGGAAAAATCAATGCCAAATAAATCAATTGATTCTAATTTGTTCCAATAAGCAAAACCAAGCGCGTAAGCAACAGTGTTATTAAAATATGAGCATTTTGCGTAATCGCAGATTTCTTGAAGTGGATATTCAACAGCAGCTGGTACTCTTTTATCCAGCTCGCATGTATAAATAGGTATTTTTAATTCTGGGAGAATTTTTCTCAATACTGATGTCTGTTTGCCCGCTTGGTCAGAGTCGAAGAAGCGGCTGCTAGGATCCATCATGAACATTCTGTCGCAATCAAATGCTCTAACAGCTGAATTTATACCCCAAACTTCATCCCATTCTTTTCCATTTTCAAGTCCTATCACAAAGTCTATCTGGCTAATACCTAAGCCCAGAAGTGCGACTCTTTTTCCTTCCAAAGATTTTATTGGTTCCATTTTTTGTCCTATCTAGTTAAGTAATTTGTCCTCTCAAGGAGTCATATCTATACTCATCGCGGGTGTCACGACCCTCTGATAAATTTTTCATCCTAGATATTGCTTCCTTAAATCTCATTTCAAACTGCGCAATAATATCTGCGCTTTCTTTCAAGAAAATTGCACCTTCAACTAAACTGCCGTAAAGCAGCGCATCAGGATAATCTTCTGCCAAAACTGTTGTCGCGCTTTCAGCACCAGAAGTTAAACTTGCTGGTTTATATAAGTAATGCAATTCTACAGTGTAAGCTGCGTCTGGAATTGGAGCTAATGTAAAACTGTCCTTACTAAAAACTGCATAATACTTAGGTTGCCCAGTAACGCTAGTGCTGGGTGAATACTCTTTCAAGAAACTAGCATGTTTCATGTCCAGATAATCATAAGTATTACTGTTTATAATTGCTAGACTCATTGGTGCTAAAAAATCTGATGGGCAAGCCAGAAAACGACTATTAGTAGCAGTTTCACCTTGAACATTTTTTCTTTGCTCAGGCAACTGAACCATTTTCAAAATTCTATCTTCTGATTCTTTAATAAAAGTAGGCAAGTTATTGGTAAAAGTTGTTTCTGAGCATTCCAGATACTCGCCAATAGCTGTCTTTAATGTTGAATAAGTAAAACTCATGTGGTTATTGTGACCTCACCAACACTCATCGTCAAGCCAAACGTAACTAACTGTTGACCCAAAATTCCAGTGCCTACATTAGTGTAAACCACAAAAAAGTTATTTGTATCGCTAACATCTAATCTTGCATTTTTTAATGCTTTTTGTTCTCTAGGCGCTGGCTTTGGACTTAGTTGTGGATGCTTTGGATCAAACATGTCAGGACCTACCATCAATCCATTCCATGTTTTTTTCATGTCTTTTAAGTTATATCGAAAACCGCTAATGTCGCAGATTCCATATGCTGATTTATTATTAGCGTAAGTACCCATTATGGATGGTTATAACTACTCAAGTCTGGAGCAATGCGGAATGATGCACGTTCTTCATCCATATCCATGGCTCGTGAGAATTCTTCTTCGTATAACTGCTTGAGCATTCCAGTTCTTTCTGGTGCTTTTTTTAATGAAATGTAATATGCCAAACCAGCAGCTAAACATGGATAAAAACGATATGGCATTTGCATGGTATTTGCACCTACGTCTGCATCATCCATTCTGGTCAAGACATTCATTACTAAAGTGTAAGTTGAAGATTTATCTGGTGCTGGATAAACACTAATCGTTGGTGACAATTGCTTATCTATTGTAAATTGGTTTGGTTTTGCTGTGGTAGATTTGTTTGGCAATGAAGAATATTGTGATCTGGAAATGCGAGTCATTGGCAAATCAGTGTTTTCATTGTTAGTTGTTTCACGCATAAAAGCATCTAACACATCAATAGGTGCTGTTGCATTTGTTGAATCTATGTTGTAAGTAACTGTGTTTTTAACCATCGCTACAGTCTTTTGCAACACAGTCCATTGGTTTAAACCACGATTCGCCCATTCAGCTAACATTAAATTCAAACTTCTTTGAGCTGATTTCAGATCATACCCGGTGCGCAGCTCTAATCCACATCTTTCGTAGGCTTCTTCTATAAACTCACCAACATCAGGTTCAAAATTTTTACTATTTGAAGTAGCCATGTATCACCATTTTTTGCAAGACCAGTATCTTGCTGAAAATTTATCTTTAGCAGTATCGCATTTATGTCTTGCTCTAAAAGATTTACGTCTAGCTGGCTGATCTTTTTTGATAGTCATATTTGGATCGCCATATCTGACCAATTTAATTTGGTCGCCTTTTTTCGCTAATACAGCAAATTTTTTGCTTTTAGTTTTTGCTCTCTTTGGTTTATTAAAACCAGCAAAAGACTCCCCACGATAGGTAATCCTACCGCTGGGAGTTCTTGTTGCAGAACTAGCTTTTGCCATCAGGCATGAAACGCAGTTGCAGTTAAGAAAGTGCTGACAGTGTATTGGATATATATCCCATCACTGAACAAAACTCCATCATCTGGAATGGTCACATCTCTGGTTGCATCAGCGTCTGATACTGAGCTTAATTTAAAAACACTTGTTCCACTTGGAGAAGTTATTAAAAAATCAATTGTACCAGCGGTTGCTGTACTTGTTAGAAATACACCTTTTAACCTTGATCTGCCAGCAAATATAACATCAGCAGCTGATGCATTAACACCAGCACTGACATTGCCAGCTGGATTACCAACTGCCGAAATACCAGATATTGTTTTGAAGTATTTGGAACCTGTAGCAGTGCCAGCATTAGCACCTGTAATGGATTCTGTTTGAGAATCTCCATTGACATCAGTGCCAGTTACAGTGAAGGATTTAGCTGCATCATTTCCAGCAGAAAGAATAGTAACTATTCTCCCAGAATCAAAAGTACAAGAACCGCCATCAGCTAACGCACCACCTATAGTAAGTGCTGCGTTATTACCGACTGAAGCGGCTGCTGAGATTCCATCTGCATCAAGTGCTTGTGTATCAGCAGTAATCGTTACTGCTAGAACGTCTGATCTAGCTGCCATGATTAACTCCTAGATTATTCCAGTAAGGTTAATGAGCGAATAATCAGTGGTTACGTTTACTATCATAACTGTACCAATTACTTGAATCACATCACCAGCTGCTGGTCCTACTGCTCCCGCTGCACCTAAAGGAACTGCGTGGTTGCCCACAACTAATGTACCTGAAGTTAATACAGCTTGTGGACCTGATACTGCGAACCAACCATAAGCACTTGCTGCCATATCGACAACTGTTACACCTAGTGTAGCGCCTGTAGTGGTAGCAGCTTGAACAATTTGCGCACTGCGAGGATCAGGAATTAAAGTTATTCTTGAAGATGTTGTTATAGCTGTGGCTAAATCATCATAACAAGTAATTACTATTGATGGGTCTGCTGAGTGATCATGTGCTGGGTTAGATTTAATTCTAAGCATCTGACCTTCACCAGCTGCATCATTTACATATAGATAACCATTTGCATATTGATTTAGCGTTATATCTGTACCAGCAGTTTCTACTGAAATTGCGGTTTCACCAGCAGCAACACCAGCAGTTGGTGTTAAATCAAAGTGATGAGCGATTGAAGCTGCGTGAGTTACACATTTACCAGCTGTAACTGCTACTGCTGCTAATCTACCATAAGCATAAACAGTATTACCATAAAGTAATCTACTGCCTAGTGGAAATAACTGAGTAAGTCCTGATGTGAAAGGATCAACAGTACCATATTGGCTTCCGCCTTTACCTACGATAAAATCAGCTGGACCATATCCAGTTGCTGCTGCGTATTGAACGTGTCCACCATCATCAGTAAAGATATTACCATCTGCGTTTACAACAAAGCCATCAGTAGCAGCTCCTGTAGTGGTATTAATATCAATGCTTTTGAAACCATTCTCAGACCTAACTGGTCCATTAAATGTTGTATTAGCCATTTTAGTCTCCTAAAAAATGTATAGTCTTGGCAACGTCTGCTAGGTCAGTCTATACATAAAAAATTTTCCTAGTTCAACTATCATACTGCTAGGAATAAATTTTAGCAAACTCAACTTCTAAATCTGTGTCTTTCAATTGACCTTTATATTTTTTTAACATCTTTTTAACAGCATGTTGTATTGGCAAAGTCCATTTATCAACATTATTGATTGAATTTCCAAAACCACTGTCAAAGCTATTAAAGCCTTTGCCATCTTCTTGATTTGCACCATCGCAACGATCTGACAAGTGACTTATGCATTTTTTCATTGCTAACACAACATCTTCTGGCATTGGTTTTAATTTCTTGCCTTTGTAAAGTTTTTCAACTTCACCACTGTTTGGTGCAATTTCTTCAATAGTGATGTTTTGCATGTCAGGATTATCTAAACCTTTGTCTGCAATTTTTTGCTTGCGTACTAGCGTTTCAGCTAATTTAGCATCAATGGAACCATCAACTACGATGTGTTGAATCAATACTGATTCTTTCTGTCCAATTCTATGAC